ACCGATCCTGCAGCCACTCGTATGCTGGCCGATCTGGTCAACGATACGGCTACTACTGTGGGTCGTCATCCTAACGACTACGTCCTGTACCGCTGCGGTACATACGACGACCAGTTGGGAAGTCTGCTTCCTGAAAGCCCCTTGTCTCACGTCATGGACGCATCAGCACTCCTCAAGCTCCAGCCCTCCCTTTTCGATGCCGACGCTCGAAAAGAAATCATCGCAAAACACTTTGATGCAGCAACCGCTAACGGAAAGGCCTAACTAATGCGCTCTCTACCTTCTGTGATGACGCACAATTTCAACACAACGCCTAAGGCGGAAATTCCGCGTTCATCCTTCGATCTCTCTGCCGGCTATAAGACAACGTTCGATGCCGGCTACCTTATTCCGTTCTTCTGTGAAGAAGCTCTTCCGGGCGATACGTTCAATCTTCAAAGCTCTCTATTCGCCCGCTTCGCGACGGCGCTTCATCCCTTCATGGATAATGTTCGGATGACAACGTTCTACTTTGCCGTTCCCATGCGTCTCGTGTGGGACAACACGCAAAAATTCTTCGGGGAGCAACGCAACCCCGGGGACTCAACCGACTTCATAATTCCTCAGATGACCGCCACGGCGGGCACTGGGTATTTGGCTAATTCAATCTTTGACTACTTTGAATTGCCTGTCGGCATTCCGGGCTTCACTCATTCGGCGCTGCCGCTTCGGGCCTACAATCTGATCTACAACGAATGGTTCCGGGATCAGAACCTTCAAAACTCTGTGACGGTCCCTGTCGATGACGGACCGGACACGCCGGGCACCTACACCCTTCTTCGTCGCGGTAAGCGACACGACTATTTCACTTCAGCTCTACCGTGGCCTCAGAAAGGTGCCGCGGTGACGATTCCTCTCGGCACTACTGCGCCCGTGACGGGTATCGGCTGGGCGTCGACCGCAAACGCCGCTCCTGTGGGCGCGACTCACTACGGTGTAACTGCTGCTGGCGATATCCCGATTAATACTCAGGTGTTCTCAGGTTCCTTTATGGCGGCCGTTAGTCAGGCCGGGGGAGCTGCCGGGCCGGCTAATCGTCCGCAAGTATACGCAGATCTAACGGCGGCTACTTCGGCAACCATCAACCAACTTCGGCAAGCCTTCGCCTATCAGAAACTCCTCGAGCGGGATGCTCGAGGCGGAACCCGGTACACTGAAATCCTAAGGGCACACTTCAATGTCGTTTCGCCGGATGCTCGACTGCAACGGCCTGAATATCTGGGAGGCGGTTCTACGCCGCTCAACCTGTATCAGGTGCCACAAACCACGCCGGATGCTGGTGGGACACCACAGGCAAACTTGGCTGCCTATGGGACCGCATCCAGCTCTAATAACGGATTTACCAAGTCGTTCACCGAGCACACTATCGTTATCGGCTTGGTGTCGGTGCAGGCCGATCTAAACTATCAGCAAGGCCTGCGTCGGATGTGGTCCCGTCGGACCAAGTACGACTTCTACTGGCCTGCTCTCGCCCATATCGGCGAGCAAGCCGTTCTCAATAAGGAAATCTACTGTCAGGGAACGGCAAACCCCACGGCCGATGCGGCCGCCTGGGGGTATCAGGAACGCTACGGTGAATATCGTTTCAAGCCTTCGATGGTGACGGCTGAAATGCGGTCATCCTTCGCTCAATCTCTCGACACTTGGCATCTTGCGCAGGACTTCGCTTCTGCTCCTGCGCTTAACGCCGCGTTCATTCAGGACGATCCGCCGATTGACCGCGTGATCGCGGTCACGTCGGAACCGCACTTTATCATGGACGTGTTCCATAGGTTCCGTGCGGCCCGGCCTATGCCGGTCTACGGCGTCCCCGGCTTCATTGATAGGTTCTAGAATGTTTGAAAGCCTCTTACCTTCGCTGATCTCAGCGGGCGCAAACATCTTCGGCGGCGCTATGTCCGCCCAAGGTGCTGCCGGAAACAACGCTACGCAGATGCAACTGGCGCAGCAGAACATCCAACTGCAAAGGGAAACCAATGCTCAACAAGTCCAGCTCTTTCACGAAAATCAGGACTGGCAAGAGCGCATGTCAAATTCGGCCTATCAGCGTCAGATGGCCGATATGAGAGCTGCGGGACTTAATCCGATTCTTGCGTATCAAAAAGGGGGAGGCGCCGGAACGCCGTCTACCTCGCCTCCCTCTCTGTCGGCTCCTCAGGGATCTGCAAATCTTCAAAACTCTCAGGGAGAAATCGGCCGCGCAATCGGAATGGCGGCAACGTCCGCCGTCGATGCTTATAAAAACACTCAAGCGGCCGAGCTGACAAAAACTCAGAACGAAATCGCCGGCAAAGAAGTCGTCAAACGCGGTTTCGAGACCAATAAGGCCATGTGGGAATCCAACACGGCCAAACAACAGTACGAACGTACGAGAGAAGAAACGGAAGATTATAAAAAGTACGGTAAATCCGGCATCGGTGAGCAAGGCGTTACCGCCGAGCGTATCGCTCGCCGTATCTCTGCTGAAATGGGGGTTCCATTTCAGAACATCGTTCCACTGCTTAAAAACGCATTCTCCGGCTCTACTGCCGGCACCTTCGATCCACAAGGAGCACCAAATGAGTAAGACAAAAATCGTCCAGGCACCCGAGGACTACGAGGTCTACGCACGTCCTCGCTACTCGTTCTATCGCCCGCACGCGCGGGTTCAATTCAAGAACGAACTAATCAATCCGGTAACTGGTGAAATCACCAATCCGGAATCAATGACTAAGCAATCCTTCTTAGAGGAATGCGACCTCAATAATATCTTGCGGCAATTCAAGCCGCATGAGCTCCGGGACATCATGGCGCGCAACGTCGCGATCGGCGTCTTTGAAAATCTCCCCGATCGCATCGACTATCAGGACGCTCTTAATCTCGTCCTCGACGGCTCTAAGGCCTTCGCTACTCTCGATAGCGGCACTCGTGCTCGCTTCGAGAATGATCCGGCCCAATTCATGGAATTTATGGCCGATCCTAAAAACCAAGACGAGGCTATCAAGCTGGGCCTCGCTAAAGACACTCGTCCGCCTACACAAACAACACCGCCGCCAGCTCCTAAAACTGAGGCAACACAAACTGGCAACTCAAATAAGCCACTACCGCCCGACAAATCGTCAAACTCTGACCCACAATAATCTACGCTAGTCAACAATAAACTGGACTCTGCTTCAACCTACGTCGGGCACGGTCTCTAAAATAAACCAATAGTATCCGCCTCAGTAAGCGTAACGGCGGCGGAGTGGGGGTCAGCGCTGGTAATCCAGCCGCTGACCCCCCGAGGCCCTCAAACCCCCTGCTAAGCCTCTTAAATCCCCGTAGGGGATGGGATCTCCCCCCCTTCGTAAGGGGGGGAGCAAGGGGGGGTTTCTCCGCCCCACGGGGCGTTGTGCATTAGAATCCCTTGTTGTCTAATGCACAGGTGACACCACTCGGTGATCACCTAACAAAACGGAGCATCCATGCGACGTAAAAAGATGGGCAACGCCCACTCTCAAAAGCTGTTCACTCGAACTGCAAAGCACACCCACCCTAAAAATACGGTGGCTGCGCCTATGCGCGGCGGCATCCGCCTCTAGGGCGGTGACCTGCTACTACCCACTAAAAGCCTACCGCTCCCCGGTGAAACACCCGGAGAGCGGTAAGCGACTTTTAGTCTTTAACCCGAAACACGCTCTCGACTCGACTAGGCCTATGGATCTGCCGTGCCAACGTTGCATCGGCTGTCGAATCGATAAATCTCGGGATTGGGCCGTGCGCTCTGTCCACGAGGCCCAAATGCACAAACAAAACGACTTCATCACGTTAACCTACGATGATGAAAATCTGCCGGTATCGTACTCGGCAGACAAACGCCCCTTTCAACTCTTTATGAAAAAACTCCGTAAGCATCTCGAACCTAGGGAGGTTCGTTTCTTCGGCTGCGGAGAGTATGGCGATAGATTTCTTCGCCCTCACTTCCACGCTTTGATCTTCGGCCATCAATTTGAAGATCGTAAGTACCACTCAAAAAATGACCGTGGCGACGTCTCTTATACTTCGGAGGAGCTCACGGACGTCTGGGGTCTTGGTCTCGCCACAACGGGCGATCTGACCTTTCAATCTGCGGGCTATTGCTCCCGCTACGTTCTAAAAAAACTCGCCGGCTCAAAGGCCGACGATCATTACTGGCGCCTCAATCCGTTGACACAAACCTACGCCAGGGTGGCCACTGAATGGGCCACACAATCAATAAAGCCCGGTCTCGGGCTGTCATGGTTTGAGAAATACAAATCGGACGTTTTCCCGTCCGACTTCGTCGTCGTCGGTGGACAAAAACTGCCCGTCCCCGACTTCTACCTTTCAAAACTTCCAGAGGAGGAACAGGAAGCCATTAAATGGAAGCGCCTTAAGGGCGCGCACTATCGCAAATCGGAAAAAACATCTTGGCGGCTCTATGTCCGCGAAGAAGTCAAAAAAGCAAAACTCAAAACTCTTGCGAGGAAGCTATGAAAATCAATGCTTACACAATCTATGACCG